CAGTTGTAATAGGGTGAGTAACAGTATAAACAGCAGTAGATGAATTTACAAAACTATACGTACCCTTAAATTGATATGTACTATAGGAATTGTATGTAAATCCACTTACAGCTGGGACATTACCCCAGGAGAAGGATCCCATTATTAAATGGCCGCCACCAGTTACAAAGGCGTCCAGATTTGCTCCTAATGGAGCATTTAGATTTAGACCTCCATTTGTATAAAATAGTACAACTTCAAAGGATGATAAATTAGCTCCTGTATATCCATTTAGTGGTTGTGTTGTAATACTTAGTGGCACAGAATAGCCTAACGCAGTTCGAGCAGATTGAAGAGAACTTGATAAAGTTGTTACTGCAGCATCACCTACTATTATAACATTTATTGCTGGGGCAGGAGTGCCATCAACTACATTAGATTGAGCTCCATCTCCATTAGCATTTACAGCTAATATTATTATTGGATATGTTGTACCATTTGTTAGTAGAGTTGTACCATCCGCAGATAAGGTTGTAATCACTACTGGACTTGTTGTATCTGCTGGACTAAATGCTCTAAAGGTTGTTCCATTATCAGTTGAGTACTTATAGTTAGTTATAGCTGAACCACCCGTCGCACCAGCCGTGAAGGCAACTGATAATTGCTGAGTATTTGGTGATATAGATGTAATAGTTGGTGCGGAAGGTGTTGTTGATGGTGTTCCACTCACTGCAGTAGAAGCAGTTCCATCTCCATTAGCATTTATAGCTAATATTTTTATTTGATATGTTGTACCATTTGTTAGTAGAGTTGTACCATCAGTAGATAAAGTTGTAATCACTAATGGACTTGTTGTATCTGCTGGACTAAATGCTCTAAAGGTTGTTCCATTATTAGTTGAGTACTTATAGTTAGTTATAGCTGAATCACCTGTCGCACCAGCCGTGAAGGCAACTGATAATTCCCGATTTCCACCAGTAATTCCTGTAATAGTTGGTGCTGAGGGTGTAGTAGAGGGTGTAACAGCCGAAGATGGATCAGATGACGCAGAATTACCAATACTATTTGTAGCAACCACTGTAAAAGTGTATGATGTTCCATTTGTTAGCCCAGTAACTATAATTGGTGATGATGAGCCCGATGCTGTAATTCCATCTGGATCAGATGTAACTGTATATCCTGTAATGGCAGAACCTCCATCATTTACAGGAGCAGTAAATGATACAGTTGCTTGTGTATTTCCAGCAACTGCTGATACAGAAGTGGGTGAATCAGGAACTGTCGCACCTGGACCCGTAGGCAAAGGAAATGGTGAAATACCAAATGTACCTCCTAAACTAACTGTTTCACCGCCTCCTAACAGACCTCTAAAATATTCTGTCTGTACTCCTGAAGTATATGTATTTTGCCTTGAAGAATTTCCATCTGTATTTTGAGGATTATTAATTAATCGACCACCATTTACGTTATTAATATATAAATTACGTGCGTAGTTTTTGTTTTGGAGTCGCTGAATAATAACACGATTATCAAAGTTGCGATTCGACATCTAATAAAAAATATATATTTTAATATTATCTTTTATTTTGAAAACTTAAATAATGATCCATGCTCATTTGGCTCCGTGCCATTAACAACTACCTTATTAAGTTTATCATGTTGTATTGTATATTGACATTCCTTATAAAACTTCTGACGAATATACCATCGCCGTTTATGACATTCATGAGAATCAATAATATCTATAATATGCGGTGCCACCTTTCTCTCGTCAATCCGTTGTCTGAAAATGCGCCCTGTTGATTGCTCAACATTTTTTCTTGGAGTTGCTAATATAACTGTATTAAGTTTTTTCACGGAAAAGGCCTCGGAGGCCATCTGGTATGTTGCCAATAATATTTGACAGTTGGTCGCATTATCATCAAGTTTTACTTGCTTCATACCACCAATGTAATAACCATGTATAAATTTTGTTTTAGCTAGTGCCTTCTCAAACCATTCCAGCTGTGAAATCCTATCACTTAGAATAAGAATAAAGCGGTCTTTATCTTGGGCGTACTCATCAATTAGAGTGAAAATTTTATTATTACGTGGTTCAAATTCTGCGACTTGGTTTAAGAGTTTGGCAGTAACCGGTTCTCCTCTCCAATTTACTGGAACTTCTGTATACACTGGATCTTCTGAGTTAAACCAGATGGCCTTAACAACAGCTTCTCTATCAGGATCTCTCTTCGTATTTTTGTATACAGGGTCACCTAGATGATATTCAAATACTTTAGACAAACCATCTTCGCGATCTGGAGTAGCACTTAGACCTAACATGTATCTCGTTTGAATTTTCTTTAACGCTTGACAAAAGTATGCTGCACCCAAGTGATGGCATTCATCAAAGATTGTAAATCCATATTCGTCAAAGAAGCCATCTGGAAATTCACGACGACAAATTGTTTGAATCATACAAATTGTAATATCGTATTTTTCGGCATCAATTTGAACTTTGTTTCCTTGTAGAATTCCAACACGCGCTCCCTGAATAAAGTTCTCAATCTCCGATTTCCACTGATTCATTAAGAATTCTTTATCTACTACAATTAATAGACGTTTTCTAAGTAAAACTGTTATGTTAAGTGCCATAAATGTCTTACCATAACCACATGGGACACAAATTAGCCCATTTCCATCTTTTTTAATAAATGTCTCAATAATCTCTTTTTGGAAATCATGTGGTGGAAATTTAGTACTAAACACTATTATTTCAGGAAGTGCTAAGCCTTCTGACACAATATTGGCTTCCGGCTCTCCATATTTTTTAATCCCCCAATAACGCGGGACATATAATCGAGTCTTGGATTCCGCATATATTGGAAAATTTAAAATGTCTTTTTGAAATCTATCAAGAACCTTTGGTGCGACTGTTAACTCAGAACGTAATTCTTGTAATTGAACTTCTGTTAAGAATGTTTTTTTAATAGCATATCCTTTAGCAGTTAAAACACGATTAAAGTCCTGTATTGACATTGTACTTTATTAATAATAGTTCTATAATCTTAAGTCAATTTTTTGACATATTATTTATAATTGAAATTATAGATAATATACAGAGGAATGTATCGGCCTGAATTAACATATTTCATAGTCCTTACGGTAATTATACTGTTTTCGCAGTTTTTACCAACTGGTCTATTACTACTTCTAGATAATTTCTTGGTACGAATTTTAGTAGTATTAGCATTATTATACCTTATAACTCTTGGTCCTACGGCAGGTGTTCTAGGGCTAATGGCTATCGCAGTAATGTATTTAGAGCGTAATAAACGTAAAGTTGTAGTAGCAGCTAAAAAACTAGATTTAATGGATTGGACACGTAAAGAATATGCTACAGTTGAAGAAGCTGCGAAACCGCAAACTACAGTTCCCGTTAATGAATTTGATAAAAAAACGGACGAGGAATCATACTATATTCCAGATAAAACATGCGATATTACCGACTTTGAACCGGTTGGACCAACAATTAATCAAAAAACAGTTCTATCTACTATTTATCCCTTAAATGGACAAAGCGCCGAAGCTGGTTCTGGTTCTGGTTCTGGTTCTAATAATCTATATGAAGATCTAGGATTTGGACATATTAACGGAGTTGAAACAGTTGGCAATTAGACCAACGAACATTTTAAAATGAATGCGAAGCGCATCGGTCTAAATAATTATTTTAGAAATCAATATTACTTTTATCAATCGTTTTATCAATATAGAATCCTTTTGCTACTTCGTCAACATATAGTTTATTTGATAACCATTTTAATGTTTCTTCTTTAGAATTAGTTGGCCATATCATACTAAAATATTCTAATATTGATTGTTTTGTATAAGCTGTATGTGGCATCCCTATATTATCTGTAAATTGAATTATTACAAGTGGCGGTGCCAATTCATAATATTTAATGAGTTGTTTACTACAATTACTTCCAAAACATTTAGCTTCATCTAACATTTTTTGATTAGCACAACTATTTATGGAGTTTGTATTTTTCTCAAATGTATCATAAATTACACACTTAGCTTGACTTAAATTTTGTGGTCCAGTCATTGTATCATTAAGTGGTCCAACCATACAGCCTTTTATCTTTTTGGCCTTATCTTCAAAATAATTTGGTAAAGATGGCATACAATATTCTTTAGCTTTTTCTGCGTATATTCTTTTTATTAGTTCTGTACAATTTGGCATATCAGGTGTTCCATTACCATTTAATGTACACTGGTTATCACTTAAACACTTATTTACAATAATTTCGCCATCACAACATATAGTATCACTATTATTATTATAAAAAGACTTATATCCAGAAGGACAAGCACTTAAATAAAAAGTTTCATATGGTTCTTTAATTTCATTTTCTATCCTATTTTTGAAGTATACAAATAAAAGAAGGGCCGTAATGCTAACTAATAAAACAGTAAGTTCTAGCATTTCCTATTATTAGGCTTCTTTTGAAATCCAATCTCCAACCTTTAAACAAATTATTGCGACTATCGCTATTCCCGCTACTCCTGCCACAATAATCTCAATTTGTTCCGTAGATAATGACTGGGAACTACTATCTTTAGTAGTCGCATTTGTTTGGGCCTGATCTCTTTCAGATAAAACTTTATCTAGTGTTTTATTGCCAGGTACTACTAGATTTCCTGATAAATCCTTTGATTGATTTAATGGCATACATTTATATTGACTTGTTTCATAATATGGACATTGCTCAGAGTTCCAATTATTAGTTAAGGATGACGAGGATGATGAGGTACGAGGCGGAAGTGTAAAATACTCAAATCTATGTTTAAAATCATCTGTACATACCGAAACTGGGGTTGAATAAATGTTTCCATCAGTTGATATTACTGTTGGAACTTTATTACCTGCATTATTAAATTTATAGTTTTTTAATGTTGAATCTCCACCTCTTATAGATGCCGGAACAGAATAATCTGGCAATTTATTATCTTGTAATGACATTTGTAATAGTAATTGCTGAAATCCATTAGATGTTAAAGTAATTCCATTTGGAAATATTACTATATATAGACTTCTTGACGTTTGATTATTCGCTTTATCAATTGTTTCAAAGCATGTCTTATAGGCAATTGATGTTTGTGTAGTATCCCCTTTCCAACCGTAAAATATAGTTTCAAGATTGGGAGTGCCAGCTTTTTTACCATCCTCATTTTTGCCACTGTCAGTTGTATTAGAACAACTAGATGTGCTTGTATGATCTACTGTGCCAGATGTAATAGCATCAATATCCTCTTGTGTGTTTTTCCCACCTAGTGGTATCTTTTCAAGTTTATGTATACCTTTATACACCACACACCCCCCGCCTCTCTTGTCATATAGATATGATGTACAATCCTTATCGTCGCAGCATAAATTTATACAAGATGTAAGTGATGTTTCATGTTTAAAATTATAGTAGTCGTTGAACGGGTCAGGTACATAACCTTTATTACGTGTATGTTTACAAGATGAATCTACAAGTTGATTCAAATACTCTCCATGATCAGGTGTTCCACTATCATATATTAGTATACATAGTAGAATTCCAGATAATGCTGAAGAATCATTTCCCCCCTTATTAGCTGAAAAAGATAATACTAATTCTGCTACTGGTTGACTAGTTTTGCCTGGGAGAGTATATCCTTTACTTACAATATTACATATTTGAACATCTACTAAACTAAATTTTTGTCCTCTATATGTACAAGTATTCTCCGTAGATTCATCTATTCTATTTCCTAAAAGACTCGGTATTGTAGTCTTTGGTTTAAATGCTAATGAAAGCGGATAACTTTTGACAGTTATTGTATTTAGATCCTGTTGTGAAATTAGGCCACGAAGTTCTATAAATCCTGTATTAACATCCGATGGACAGGACATCTCTATCTTGAAACTATGGAAAATATTAATTACTTAAATAACTTATATTTTCTAAATTGTGATTTACAATTATGTCAGTAAACTTATGGCATTAAACTTAAATAAGATTCGTCGATATATCTAACATTTTTATAGCCTTTTCTATACAAGGACTCTGCGGCAATTACCGCCTTTTTGTCACTTTTTCCATTTGAATACACCAAAATCCAGGCATTCTTATTCGGCATATCTAGAGGTACTTGTTGTGCCAATTTATCTAATGAAAATGGAATTGAATTCGGATAATATCCTAATAGCTCACGTTCTACCGCGGTTCTAACATCTATAATTATACCAAAACGGCGCGATCTTGCCTCTACTACACTTATTTTAAGCGATCGTTCGAAAGGTGATTGTATAGTATTAGAATAAACCAAATATACAATAACAGATACAATTACGATAGATAATACTGGGCCTATAATATTTGATCCAAAGGCTCTAAAAGTTTTGCTAGCCATTTCTAAATTAGTCCAGAAATATATTTGGGTCCATCGATCTTATATATAGATGTTTTACCTACTTTATTCATAACATCAATTTTCACATCATCGCCTGATAAAATCTCCTGACATCCTACATCATCCATACACTGTCTGCGCTGGAAATTAATCGGAATTGGAACGGGATTGTATGTATCTGTCCGCGTATAATAATTCCATCTATCACTGCCCCCTGTTGTTCTACGACCATATAACGGCAGAATCTTATCATCCACATTTACTACACCAACAGACTGGAATGATTCAGGAAGACCTTGTGTCGGAATGTTAATCGGTATAGACGCAATTCCACCTCGTGGAGGAAATTCTGGCGAAGCCATCCAAGATCTATATGGCTGTGGTGCCATATCATATCGCGAATCACCACCTTTTATTGGTATTATTGTGGTTCTTGGTGCTTCAGTGGGTGGCATTATAATGATTGGAGTATCATTGTGAGATCTTGTAAAAAATATCGCATATAGGAAAAATAAGAGTGCGACTGAAAGAATAATAAAGATAGTTGTACCGATACCTCCTGAAATACAGAATACTCCAGGTGGACATTTACTACGACCTGATCTACCGCGCGCCATACTCTATATTACAAATACATATTCGTCAGTCGACTTATTGGGCCGCCGACTTATTGGGGCGCCGACTTATTGGGGCGCCGACTTATTGGGGCGCCGACTTATTGGGGCGCCGACTTATTACAGCAGCCCTTTCTACCCCAGCCTGGCGCAAAGCCAGGCTCATAACCAAACCACGGTGTCATCTTTACATCTTCAAATGCTTCAATACTCAATTTAGACATCCAGAAAAATACGGCAATGCCTAAAAGAAGTAGTAAGCCTAAAATATATAATGTCATTTTTCTATTAATATACGGTATTTTAATTTGTAAATAATTAGGTTCTAAGTTTTTACAAATTAGACATATTTATTAGTCTATATTTATAGTTTAAAAGCGCCGCCCGCACCGCCAAACATACCAGAGAATGTTTGTAACAATTCTTTACCATCCGCCAAAACTGGGCGCATTTGAGTAAGCATACCCATTAGTGACTTTTGTGTTTCAAGTAACTTTTTAGTATCATCTGTCATAGAATTGATTTGATCAGGCTTGAAAGATTCCATGGCTTTCATAAGAGTAGAGCCTGCGTCTAACTTTGCGCCATCGGCATTTTCCGAAGGCATCTTACCAACTTTAAATAATTGATTTGTAGCGGATTGAAATTCCTCAGAGGAAATATCTTTATCCGTCTTTTTCTTAATATCTTGTACTGCGCTTGTAACTTCTTGTACCTTTTCAGAATCGACTTCATTCGCACGCTTAGCAGGTGCGGAGGAGCTTTCTTGGCTTTCACCCTCTTTAGGGACTTGTGGCTGAATATCTTCAAATCCTTCTACAGCAGGGTCATAAACACCAGCAGGTTCTAATTTAAGGTTTTTTAGGCTTTGAGGAGTTTGGTTATAATCACCATTCATTTTGGAGAGACGTTTAAGAATTGTTTGAGGATTATTAATATTTTCAAATGGCTCTAACTTTCTTAATAGTGCTTTTAGATAATATATGTAAAATAATGCGAATATTACTGCGATTGCCACAACAATCTCAAATTGATCAATAAATGCGCCAGTAATTAATGCGACAGCTGAACATAACAGTAACCCAGTTAATCCTGCGTATATAAATGTATATATTATGGATACAACCAAAATAAATACAGAAAATCTATAAGTGAGGTTATTAAACTTCATTTCTCTACAGCTTAGATGGAAAGAAAATAGTCTTGGTCTTAGTCTTGGTCCTAGACCGCTGGTCATTTGAAACTGCCAGTTTCAAATGGCTCAGCTGCCTCCCCGCGGGGAGGCC